ACTATGAAGCTAAAGCTAAAGTGTCTGTACTAGATGAGTTGCTTGAAAAGATAGCAAATACACCAGAGGATATAGGAGAGGTAAAGCATAATGCCAAGTGACTTTTTAGTGGACTTGATAGACCACAAACGACGTGTAGGACTCTATCTACAGAAGGTAGCAAATGCGCTATTTGGCAGAGCGATTGTACACGATAACTCCAAATTTAGTCCAGAAGAATATGAGCCGTATGACAAAGCCTTCCCTGAATTCAAGAAGCACGCGTTCGGATCTGAGGGAATGAAAGCCGTCTATGAGAGCATCAGTCCTGCACTAGACCATCACTTTGACCTTAATCGACACCATCCTGAGTACTTCAAAAGCGGTATTGACGGTATGAACTTGATAGATGTGATAGAGATGGTATGTGACTGGCTAGCTGCTTCTAGTAGAAGTAAGGTAGATATTCATACGGGGCTTTTGGTAAATAAAGAGAAATTTGGGATTGATGATCAATTGTTTGGGATTATTGAGAGAACAGTTATTGAGCTGACAGGTCCATCGTGTGCTCATCAACCTAATCCGAACACGCTGTATCCTGATGTGCTGCTCAGTGGAAAGGAGACACATGAAAAAGACTAAGAAGGGCAAAGGGAAGCCGATGAAAGGGAAAGGTGGGTATTGATGACTGAGCAAGAACTTATAGAGCAACTAGCCGACAAAGAACATGCGTCGTGGGCTAGATGGCAACAATACTTACATAGTAAATGCCTGGATACGACGGCTGAGTATGTTCATGGAGAGGATAAAGAGAAAGCGCAAGCAATTACGAACTTATTATCGAAGTTTGAAGGTGCGATTATCGTCTTCCCAGAACTGGTAGAACGTTGGCAACGGCAAGTAGATACACCCTATGCACAGCTATCAGAGCGTGAAAAGCAGTCTGATAGGGATGAAGTGGCTCACATTCTACCGATCATAGAGGAGTACGCACATAGCGAACCTCGTAACGCTACCCCGCTTGAAACTATCGATCTGAGGCTTCACAGGATAGAGAACACGCTAGCGCAGGCACGGGAAAACCCTAGCATGTCACTCTTAGACCTATCTGCTCTCACTCAGACGATAGCACGGATGGATCAACAGATCCGGCGCTTGGATACTGAGGTCTTTGCTACTGGGATATCCATAGGCAAGGACGATACCACAGAGCGATCAAGGCAGACGCTTCTAGGCCGTGTAGACGAGTTGTCTGGTATGGCAGCACTCGGGCCTGTAGACCAGTCGTTTTTTGTGGAATAGCTCATGGCTAATCGAATATCTTGGATGTATTAACAGCATCTTGACAATATAGAAAGGTATCAAGTATCATGGCCCCAACAACTCCAAATCCTACTCCAGGAGGCCAGGAGTCAAATAGAGTAGACCCCCCGGGCCAGGAGCCCAACTCAAAAGGCCAGGAGCCGAATGAGCCACCAAAGCAAAAGTTATCTCTTGAGGCGTTAGAAGCAATCGTTGCTGAGTTACGCGAAGAGAATGCCAAGAACCGCGTCAAGCTACAGAAGCATACTGATGAGCAGAAAAAGCAAGCAGCAGAAGCCCAGGCGGCTGAAGAGGCACGCTTAAAAGAGCAAAATCAGTTCAAAGAGCTTGCAGAGAAGTATGGAGCGAAAGTACAGGAGCTAGAGCCAGTACAGGAGCGCTATGCAGCTCTCTCGACACTTCTAGGAGATCAGATCAAGGCACAAGTCAAAGAATGGCCTAAAGAAGTCAAAGACCTTTTGCCAGGTGATGATACTCCGATTGAAGACCGATACGCTCAGATACAGAAGCTGCAGGCATTCGTAGACAAGCTCACAACGCAAGCTCGACAACCTGGTCATGGACCCAATCCGAAGCCAGCAGGTGACCCGACTCAAGACGATCTCAAACAAAAAGAAATACAACGGTTACGCGCCACAAATAAATATAACGCTTAGGCGCAAATACACCCTTTTGACCACTCTTTACAAGTGGGGAAGGAATTGCCCTTATGGCATCTATAACACGGAGTGGACAAGTCAGTGTGACCACGTCCGTTCCTCCTACGAATTGTCAGCTATCAGGCTTATATGCAGGTGCTGCGCTCAGTGCTGGAGATGCCTGCTACATAAACACCTCAGACGGCAAAGTCTACCAGTCCATCGGCACGGCTGCAAACGCGGCTGCTGTGGTGGATGGTTTCACCCCCAGCGATGTCCCACTTGGTGAAGTTGTCACCCTCATGTGGCACGTCAACCTGCGCTATGGGGCTGGTCTCTCACCCGGCAGCTTTGCCTATCTCGACACAGTAGCAGGCGGTTTAAGTACAGTAGCCACAACTGGTGGAACAGTGCCAATTGGCAGAGTTGTAGACGCAACACGTATCTATGTTCAGAAAAGCTATTAAGGCTCTATAGCAGAAAGGAGCCGATAAATGGCTTACGGAACATTAAGTATCTTTGATACCATTGGTGGCCGTAGAGCAGCCGCTAATGACTACATCGGGTTGTACGACCCCGCCACGCTCTATCAGCAGCTCTCTGTCTTCTTAGAAGCTCACAACCACATCATGGACGCTATGAGTAGCGACTTGATGGAGCCAACGACTGAGCGCTTCCTCACCTACGGCTCAAATGACGAAACTCAGATGATCGATGGTGACGAAATGTCCAGGCCGGAAGTCCAGAAGGTTACTGTAACCCCTACCATGATGGGTTTTCCGCTCCGTATCCGTCAGGTGGCCTATGGCGTCACCCAGTTGTTCATGGAGACGAAAACCATAGGGGACTTGGAGCAAGTGGTTACGGCCTGTACCGATGCTGATCTGCGCGATAGGTTGGCAAGTATCAGAGCTGCGCTATTCAACCCGACCAACAGCTTGACCTATAAAGACCGCTTTGTAGACAATATCACGCTTCCCTTGCGTCAACTGCTCAATGCAGACGGGACGTACATACCCCCGGACTACTACGGCAATACGTTCAACTTCAACACACACACGCACTACCTAGCTACAGCCTCGTTTAGCAATACTGACTTGCACTCGCTAGTTGACACGGTTGTAGAACACTTCAACACCGGATCTCTGCGCGTGTACATCAATCATGCGAATGAGGCTACAGTTAGAGGTTTTACTGACTTCCTGCCGTATTGGGACGCAAGAGTTACCCCATCCATCAATCTTACCAATGCGCTTGGTACGCCTTTAGATGTGCTCAATATCTACAACAGGCCTATCGGTATCTTTGGTGCAGCAGAGGTGTGGACGAAACCCTGGATAGCAGCTAACTACGCTTTTGCATTTAATACAGACGCGCCGAAACCCCTTCGCATGCGCACGCGCCCGACTGCTGGTGTCAATCGTGGTCAACTCCGTATCGCTGCACAGCTTTCTATGTACCCGCTTATGGCAACATACATGGAGAGGGAATACGGGATATCTGTCTTTAATCGCGAGAACGGAGCATGCATGGATTTGACGCACAGTACGTATCAAGCGCCACCTGCATGGAGTTTATAGCATAGAAAGGGTATAAGGTAAATATATGCCAGATAAAAATACACCACCTGATGGTCAACAACCGCCTACAGCAGACGTGCCTCAGCAGCCACCCGCTGAGGCACCTACTGAGCCAAAGCAAAAGCTTGATGTGACCATACCAGGCGGAAAGTATCTCAACGCGGCCGGTCAACTCGTGAACGCGAACGGTGAGCCAATTGATGAGACGGGTCGAGTGCTCAAGCTTCAGTGAATTGCGTGGAGAATACGTAGATGGATAGGACAACCGCATTAAGCTATCTCACAAAGGAATTTTCTGACATAGCCACAGATGCCAAGTTTGACGCAAATGCGACAAGTACGGCTTACAACACAGCTATCGACAATTCCTTGCGGCACTTGAACTATCTTGAAACGGATATTCCTACAGCAAATGTTGATCAGACGAACGTGATCAAGTACCTAGCTCTGCTCGAATACTTCACGCTGAAGCGCTTCATGCGACTGTACAGCCTCAAATACAACGTATCGGCTGGGAACAAGGCGGTTGAGGCTAGCAGGGCACAGGCCTTTAGCCAAATGAGGTCGCTCCTAGGGCAAGCTGAAGCCGATCTAGCACGCTTGGGTATCCCACTCGGCGGAGTTGCTTCATTCGAGATGGGGCGTATCACCACAGACATTCTAGAGCCTAGCACGTTAGCGGAGTTTTAGAAGAGGTAAATATGGCAGATCAAGTACCAAGTGTAGGAAGAATTGTCCACTATGTTATGGATGAAGGCAACCACAAGGGGGAACATAGACCAGCCATTATCACGAATGTTTGGTCAGATACTTGCGTGAATTTGACTGTGTTTACCGACTGGTCTAACGACATTAACGGCTATTGCGGTATCTTGTGGCGTACATCTGTACTGCAAAACGAGGGAGACGTAAACCCAAAGAGCTTGGGATCATGGCACTGGCCCGAGTATGTGCCTGCCAAGGAATAGACCATGCCAATACTTGACGACACCGACTTGCAGGTCCTGGCCGACCTCGTAACCGATCTTGCTCACAAGGATGACTGCCTCATCACGCACACGGCAAAGGTAGACGATCCCTATGGCACTGAGACGGCAGGCACGGTCACGACTCGCACGGTCAAATGCTTAGTAGTGCCGCTTCCTAGACCCGTTGTTTTACAGGCATTTAACGAGAGGATAGGCGCGTTTGCAAAGTGGCACGTCTCATTCCCTCTCAACACAAACCCCCAAGAGGGGGACTTGCTTACCATTAACGGGCAAAAGATGATTGTACAGATTGTATTGACACCACAAACGTTTAGTATCAATGATGAAGTATTAGCGGCAACGGTGACATGATGAGCGACAACGCATATAACAATTGGAGTGCAATAGCTAAAGCTCTTGAACCTGCATGTACAGAGATAGTCAGCTCTGTAGCACGCAATGGTGCTGGTGAAGTGAGAAACCAAATTGCAT